GGTGCGCCTCCTCCGCAGCGGGGAGCGGTAGGTGGAGAAGTAGACCGCGTTGAACCCGCTGCTCAGGGCAGTTACGATATACTGGGTAAGTATGATTTGGTCGATAACCATGATTTACCGCCGGGTTGAGGTCCGAGCATAGCATCCCCCGATCTATCGGGGCGATATTCCCACTCGGGGCCAGAATAGCACTAATGTTCTACCACTGTCAAGGATATTCTGTCACCCCGGCGCCGCCGCCGACCGCCCCTGTCGTTGCCCGACTTGATCGGGCAATCCAGAAAATGGCTCATCATGCTTCCTGGATCATCCGGTCAAGCCGGATGATGACACTGGGGTATTATCCTCCTGTCACCCTAGCACCGCAGGCCGTCGCCCCACGTCGTCATGCTGAACTTGTTTCAGCATCCCCTGTTTCACGGCAGAACAACGCTGAGATTGCCACGTCGCCCGAGGCTCCTCGCAATGACGGTCGTGTTGCGCACCGCGGACCGCCCCTGTCGTTGCCCGACTTGTCCGACAGCGATCGGACTCCGATGTTTTGCCCGGAGATCGGGCAATCCAGAAAATGGCTCAGCATGCTTCCTGGATCATCCGGTCAAGCCTGATGATGACCTTGAAAAACAGCCGGATGATGACACCGGGGCATTATCCTCCTGTCACTGGGCGCTGCGGACTCTAAACTGTCATTGCGATCCTGATGTATCGGGGGTGGCTATCTCAGGGCGGGCGGGAAAGAGAGAGCCCCGCCATCTAGGGCGGGGCTCTACGTTATGCCTGATTGCCTTCGCTTACGGCACATTCACTGGCTCTTGCCTGCGCTGATGACCCGCCTCCTTCTCAACGACCAAACAAGGAAGGCAGCGAAAAGCACCGCTATCCCAATCCCCAGGGCAATTGATATAACCGTAGAGGCTTCATCAGAAGGCTCGCCAGGGGTCGCGGCCAGCTCCAACGGGCCAACCGGCTCTACAATCCCGCCAACCGGATACCCCACAGTGACGTCCTCATCCGGCTCCGGGTCTTCTCCCGGTGGAGTGTTGAGGTCTTGGCCTGTGGGACCCTCATCATCTATCGGACCGAAGTTATCGCCACTGGCGAAGGCGTTGGCATCATAGGTGCCAGGGGGAATACCGGGAAGCACATTCGCTGTAAACGGGATAAGAACACCACCGCCGCCCGGAATGTCCCAGTAGCTCCAGAGCGGTGACGTATCACCCGGTGTCGGTTCAGTAGAGTGGCGTGTAGCACCACCCCATTCTATTACAGTACCAGTGCTGGCATAGGTGAAAAAGGCGGGCAGTTCCGCCCAGATAGAGACATTTATCGCACCGTCCAAAAGGTCCACACCTGGTGGTAAATTGCCTAACCCGTCTGTAAGCGGGCCCAAGTTGCTTACATTGATCGTGTATTGCACCTGACCCCCTGGCGTCACAGTGGGCGTCAGCACGTCCATGTCGATGGTCATCTGGAGAATCTCACCGTTATACGGAGGGCTATCCGATTTAGTAATATCGCCAGGATCCGCCAGTGCGGCATTGAGGCTCAGCAGCGGGACTGCCAGAGCCACTGTCAGCACGGTCGCTATTGCTAGCGGTGTAAGCCATTTCTTTGTACCCATGTTCACCCCTTACTTCCCTTTCGGCTTTGGCTACCCCTTTAATATAACGGGCTCTGACTAAAAACTGCCCCCATCCGCGTATCCAACACTAAGAAAGCCATTATATACCACGCTAATACAGGCGTTGTCAAGCACTATTGTGGCTCCCTGCAGCCAGTTAACTCGATAGACCCCAAAATGTCATCGCGTGGCAATCTCCACGTCGCCATGCTGAACTTGTTTCAGCATGCCTTGTTTCACGACAGAACACCACTGTGATTGCCACGTCGCCAGGGCTCCTCGCAATGGCGGTCGTGTTGCACGCCGCAGACCGTCCTTTCTTTTCCCACCCACCCTCCCTGGTATGTAGAATTTTGGGGGATACCCCCAAACCCCCTCCCCCGATGTAATCGGGGGACTCCCCTTTACAACGGTTTACCGGAGAGTGACAAAACCCTGTTGACAGGGTGGAACATATGTTCTAATATGGGCGCATGGATGAACTGCCCCCGGAGCAAGAGCACTACCAGGACGATGGCTGTGACCTCTTCCCCTCATGCCTGCGCTGCCCCCTCACCCGCTGTCGCTACGACATCCCGGGGAGGCAAACCAGAAAGGAGCTGAGGAATAGAGAGATGGCGCGCCTCCACCAGGCGGGGGTTGCGGTCAGGGAGCTGGCAGAGCGCTTCGGGGTGAGCCGGCGAACGGTATATCGCATCATAGCAACCCGATCGGACCGGGGGAGCTATGAATAATATAACCCTCCCCCAGCAACTGGCCCGGATGGACCGCGACCGCATGAATCGTTATTCTGAGAACCTGGCCTTCTACAACGGCGAGCAGTGGCAACGCCGTTCCGCCCGTAGCGAACGTCAGTTGACTATCAACTATGCCAAAGCCCTTGTCGATAAAGTCAGCTCCTATCTCATGTCGGGCTTTACTTTCGCTGTAGACCCTGTCATTCCTGTCCGTCTTACGGACTCCGATATTCCATTCGGAGAAAGCTCCCCCGATCCTGCGGCGGCTGCCGAGCGCTTTTTACGCAGCGTCTATGACGATAATGATCTTTTCGCCCTCGACTTTGATACCGAGGTTGATTGCGCTGTGATGGGAGACGCTGCCTATAAGGTCACCTGGTCTCCCACTGAGAAGCGCATTCTCGTCACTGCTCCGGATGTCCAGGGGCTATACGCCTGGTGGATACCGGATAATGTCACCTCTGTTTACCGGGTGGCTGCGCGCTACCGTCTATCCGCTGAGGAGGTAAATATACTCTACGGCATATTACCCAAGGGCAAGACCGCCTGGGTCGTTGAGCTCTGGACGGACAAATTATTTGAGCTATGGATCGATAGCGATCAGGTCCATAGCAGCGCAAACCCTTACGGCTTTATACCCTATCTGCTATTCCCCAATCTCAGAGAGCCTAAGAAGTTCTGGGGGATCTCCGATATCCCCGTCATAATCGAATCCCAGCGCGAGCTCAATAGAGCCGTGTCGCAGTTATCCCGAATCCTGGAGCTCTCCGGCAACCCTATCGCCGTTCTGGAGAATGTGGAGGAGTCCTCCGATATTGCCGTCCGGCCAGGCTCTGTCTGGAATATACCTGAGGATGCCAGGGCTTATCTCCTCGACCTGCTCCAGGGCGGGGGCGTCCGACTTCATATCGATTTTATCGAGCTCCTATTCCGCATAATCCACGACGTTTCTGAATCCCCCAAGGCAGCATGGGGCGGGGCTGAGCGAGACCTCTCAGGCGTTGCCCTGGAGATTGAGATGCAGCCCCTTCTTCAGAAAGTTAGGCGAAAGCGCCTCATACGTGCCGCTGTATACCGCCGCCGAAACGAGATGATCCTCGCCCTTGCCGAGCGCTTCCTGGGGCAATCTTATGGCGATGTCACCCACCGCATTATCTGGGGGCCGGTGCTTCCCCGTGACTTCCAGCGCCAGGTCACCAATGAGGTAGCACTAATCCAGAGCGGGGTTCATTCACGGCGCTACGCCATGGATAGCCTCGGGATAGAGGACCCTGAGCGGGAGTTTTCTCAGTGGCTATCCGAGAGACAGCGAATAATGCAGCAGAATAGAGACCTTAACGCAAAGTCTACACACCTTGGGAGTGAGTGAGTGATGTGTCGCCTTAGCGTTTGTCCGAGTGCCCCGATAAATCGGGGTGCTCGGAGGTAATAAAAACGAGGAGGATATTGTGACCGAGGAAACCACTGCACCAACGGATGGTGCTCCCGACCAGGCTCCGGTCCGAGCGGAAACATCGGACTCCGATGCTATGCTCGGAGGGCAGGTTGCCGAATTACAAGCCGCCCTAGCGGCCAGGGATGCCGAGTTCGGGAAGCTGAAGGAAGCCCTTGCCGAGAAGAGCGCCCTTGCCGATTCTCAGGAGCAGGAGCTTTCCACGCTACGGCCTGCAGGCGCCGCCGCGGAGGAGAGGATCGCCGGCCTTACCGATAGTCTATCCGAGGCTATTTCCAAGTACAAGGATAGGCTCTACGCCGCCCACCCTGAGCTACTTGAGAATATGATTATGGGTGAGACTATTAAGGAGATCGACGATTCCCTGGGTAGCGCTCTACTGCTCGTCGATAAGGTCAAGGCCAATGTCGCCGAGCAGGCAAAGGTTGTTACGGTCCCCGCCGGCTCACCCGAGCGCACGGGCACCCCCGATTTTATCGGGGCCATGAGCGCTAAGGAAAAGATCGCATACGCTGTCGCAAAGGAGGCCAAGTAATGGCTATAACACTAACCGAAGCAGCCAAGCTATCGACCGATATTCTCTTGACGGGGATTATGGAGACCATCGTCAAGGATTCGCCGGTATTGCAGCGGCTGCCGTTTATCGAGGTTGTAGGAAACGGGCTAACCTACAACCGGGAGCTTACCCTGCCCGTTGTCGCATGGTATGACGAAAACGCTGCGTGGGGTGCCGAGACCGCACCAACGCTCACTAAAGTCACCGCCGGCCTGGAGATCCTGGGGGCTAACGCCGACGTGGACAACTTCATCAAGGCCACCCGCTCCAATATCCAGGACGTGGAGGCAGCGGTAATTGAGCTCAATTCTAAGGCTATCCGCCATGAGTTCGAGAAAACCTTCATCGACGGCCTGGGGACTTCCGGGGCTAAGGACTTCGCCGGCCTGAATGCACTCGTTCCCGTGCATTCCGATTGGGCAGCCGATACCGCCTACGCCCTGGGGGACTATTGCATCGCCACCACCTTTAATGGGTGGAGGTATGAGGCTACCGTTGCCGGCAGTTCCCACGCCACCACCGAGCCGACCTGGCCCACCACCGAGGGGGGGACTGTTGTTGACGAGGGTGTTACCTGGACCTGCCGTCGCTGTCCTTCCATTGAGGCGGGGACTAACGGGGCCACGCTCACCCTGGCCATGCTGGACGAGCTCATCGATAAGGTGTTGGGCGGGAAGCCCGATCTCCTGCTCATGAGCCGGCGGTCGAGGCGAAAGATCAACGCCCTGTCCAGGGCAGCCGGTGTCAATCTCCAAACCGAGCGTGACGAGTTCGGCAGTTTCATTGATCTCTATAACGGCATTCCTGTCGGGGTCAGTGACTGGATACTGGACAACGTCACCCAGGGGACTAGCGGCGTTACCTCCAATATCTACGCCTTCCAGATGGGGGAGGGCGCTCTGTGCGGGCTTTCGTCTCCTGGGCTGATACAGGTGGAGAGGGTCGGTCAGCTTGAGAGCTACGATGCCACCCGTACCCGCATCAAGTTTTACTGCGGGCTAGCCCTGTTCAGCACAGTAAAGCTCGGTCGCCTGTACGGGGTTACGGACTAGGCCAAGGGGTACTTTACTCTTGTATAGCGCGGGAGAGGCGGGGCTGTATCGGGGCTGTAGGGTGGGTGTAGTGAAACGAAACCCACCAGTCGAGGGCATGCGTTTTTCGGCCCCGCCTCTCGGCTATTCCATACGTTGTATGGTATTCGACTCGTGAAACTGGGGCACTTAGGGGCAAACTCGTAAGGCTGTTTTTTTAGCCCTAATATATAGAAAGGGGTCCGACGGACCCCGATACATCGGGGCGATGAATGAAATATCATCGGAGGTGTTAGGTGGACTTATCAATCATGGTCACCCAGGTCAGGCGGGATCTCAGGGATGAGGATTCCGAAAACTACAACTGGACGGATGATGAGCTCAAGCGTCATATCGCCCACGCTCTCTATGATCTCTCCGAGCAGATTCCCCGTGAGACTACCGTAACTCTCTCAACTGTCAGTGGTTCGATGGACCTTGATATAGCCTCTCTCTCTGATCGTGTGGTTGTTCACGCTGTCGAGTATCCTCTTGACTGCACTCCCAGGCGTTATCAGCGCTTCTCCCTGTGGGGGGATACTTTAACTTTTCTCCTCGATCTATCGGGGCCTATCCCCGACGGCTCAGATTGCACTATCTACTATGGCAAGATTCACACCCTCAATGGCAGTGCTACCACCTTGCCCACGAAGTATCACGATCTCCTAGCTATGGGGTCTGAGGGCTATGCTCTGATATCGTGGGGCGGCTATTCGGTTAACCGGGTTAATCTTGGCGGTCCCGATGTATCCGCTGACTACCGCCATTCCGGTGACCTTAAATTAGACTTGTTCTACAGCCAGATAAAGCGCCTCGGGCGCCGGCACCGGGCGTTAGTATCCAGGCTCTACACCCCCGCCGAGGCACCGGTGAGCATGTCCGAGTGAAACATCGGACTCCCCAGGGAGGCGTTTGCTATCATGGGGGACCCGAAAGACCCCGATGTATCGGGGGAGGGCGAGATCATCGAGGCAGCTAGGCATCTAGCCAATCACTACGTCAGGGCCGGCAGGTCTCTCCCCGATACGTTGGCGGTTCTGATTTAATGCTTTAAGAGAGGAGGTATTAGTTATGGTTATTTCAAAGCTTAGCAGCAGGAAGTTCTGGATTGGCGTGATCGCTGCTATCTTTTCTATGGTGGCTCTTCTCGGCTATGACATACCCATTGAAGAGGTAGTTATTGTCGACGCAGTAATGGCCATCTACATTCTCGCCGAAGCTATAGTGGACTGCTTCCGCAAAGAGAAAGCGTAAATGAGAAGCCTAAGCGATACCCTTAAAGCAGCGCAGCGGTCAGGGTCCGCACGCCCCTACGTTACGGCCGAGGTCCGCCAGAGGATAGCGGGCATCCGCCGGCTCGATTTCACCAGAGAATATGAAGGCCCCCAGGGAGACGGTTTTAACGCTCTGACCGCCACCGGTGACGATCATATTCTCAGGCTGTGGGTCAATCCAGGCGACAACAAGCTATACACTCAAATCTTATAAGGAGGATCACAATGGCTAACATGCTCTATGAAAAAGCTAGGCAGGGTTTTCTCGATGGGAGTATCGATTGGGACACCGACGACATCCGGGCGATCTTGATCGATACCGCCGATTATACCGTTGACCTGGACGCCCACGACAACCTCGACGACATCCCCGCAGGGGCCAGGGTTGCCGTCTCCGGATCGCTCACCGGCAAGACGGTGGTCGATGGCGTAGCCGACGCCGACGATGTGACGTTTAGCGCGGTGACCGGGGATCAGTGTGAGGCGATAGTGCTCTACAAGCACACCGGCGTTGAATCCACGTCCCGTCTAATAGCCTACATCGACAGCGCTACCGGCTTGCCCGTCACGCCCAACTCCGGAGATATCGAGGTCCAGTGGGCTGATGGGGCGAGCAAGATATTTAAGCTGTAACTTGTACCTTGCGGCTTGAAAACTTGAAACTGAGGTTGAGCCATGTCCACCAGGTATGAGTATTATGACGCCGGCGCGACAGCTGTTTGGGCAGCCCAGGGCAACTCGGTTAGCGCCCAAACCTTTACCCCTTCTGTCGCCCACATCATCACGTCCGTAAAGATAAAGGCGTTTCGTGTAGGTTCTCCAGGTACTGTAACTGCGAGCATACGGGCCACAGATGTCAACGGCAAGCCCACAGGTGTTGATTTATGCTCAGGCACTATAGACGGCAACGGCTTTACCACGGATACCGCAGGTGTACTCTATGAAATCACTCTCGGGGCGGGTACTGCCCTTGCAGCATCAACGAAGTACGCCATCCTTATCAAAGCCCCCAGTGGTGACACTTCTAATTACGTCCAGGGTCTAGGCGCAGGTGGCAATCCCTATGCCGGTGGTCAACTGTGTGGTAGTAGCGATAACGGCGTTAACTGGACAATTTATGCCGACTATGACAAGAACTTCGAGGACTGGGGTACTACTACACAAACCATCGCCCCCACTAGCATTGCCAGCGCCGAGGCATTCGGCACTCCCACCGTAGCCCCAGGCCCCGTTACCGTCTCCCCCCCGTCCATCGCCTCAGGAGAGGCGTTCGGCACGCCCA